CGAAAGAGAACCTGTGCGATAACCTCCAGCACCACCGCCACCAGCGCCTGCATAGGAACCACTACTAGAAGTACCGCCGCCGCCTCCACCACCGGCAATAACCAAATAATCAACTAAACCTCCTCCTGAGCCGGGATCAGTAACTGTAAAAGTTCCAGAGCCTGTAAATGTATGAATCCGATAACCACCCACATCAGTGGTAGTTCCGCCAGTGGCGACAATGGCGGCAAACGGTATAGGCCAGTTATTAGTGCTTCTTGCATTCAATACTTCACTAAGAGTCCAGACGCCACTGGCAGACGCTAGGCTTGGACTATTCTGCTTGCCAATAATGCCGCCGTTAGTCATACAGTAATCTCCAATGCGCTTAATGTAACTTCAAGATCACTGGCCGTCCCGGCGGTTGCACGGATTTTCTGCGATTGCTTAAGGATGACCTTATTAGCAATCACCTCAAGGCTTGCTTTTGCGGGAACTGAAATTATGCTTGCAAGAGTGCTTAAGACAGCATTACTGCCGTCTGTGACTGTGATTGTGACATCCGCAGTACTGCTGCCATCCACGTTGGCAACCAAGCAGCTCAGCACAATGGCGCGGTCACCGGCGTTGCTGGTAGGTGCCTGGTAGATGTCAGTTGCTGAGGTGCTTGTGAGCTTGACGCTCGCGTTGTTAAAAGTTTCAGCCATAGGGGGACTCCGTTGACATCATCCTAAGGCAATGGCAAGGCCAATGCTCACGCCACCAGTTGTTGGTGTTTGCCAACTTAGCGTACCAGTGCCGTTGGTCCGAAGCACTTGTCCGTTTGTGCCATCAGCAGCAGGTAGCGTCCAGGTGACGTTGCTCGTTATTGTGGCTGGTGCCTGGAAGGCGACCCAGTTGCTGCTGTCGGCATCGGCAAAGCGCAGATCTGATTGCGCGTTGAGCGTGACATCACCTGTCAATGCACCACCGGCCTTAGGCAGCGCAGCGTTGGCCAGGTCGTAGGCCGACTTCACCGCGTTCGGCGTTGCAGCCGTGGTAGTGCTGGTCGAACTGGTCGAATCCGTCAGCTGCACCACGCCCACCACACTGGTAGTGCCAGCAACGATCTTGCTGCCACTGATCGCTGCACTGGCGTTGATGTCACCGTTAAGGATGGTTCCATCAAGGATCATCGTGCTGGTGACCGTGCCGGTGTCGCCTGTTGTGATTACAGTGCCGCTTACGTTTGGCAACGTGACGGTCCGATCTGCCGTCGGATCAGTTACAGCAAGTGTGGTTTCAAAAGTGTTGGCCGTTGAACCTTCAAATACCAAGGAACCAGTCTCGCCAATCAGCAACTCACCAGTGACTGTTCCACCTGCAACAGCGAGCTTTTCACTATCAACTTCTTGCAATGCAGTCTGAACGTTTGTTGCACTGATGCTTCCAGCTGGCGTAAATGATACGTTGCTGGCTACCTGCGCTGTAATGGTTTGTGAAACGTCAACCTCAGTCCATGCATTTCCATTTGACAAAATAATGTCAGGGGGACTTAGCGCAACCTGCGGTGCATTACCACTTGTAATGGTGCCTGATTTTGAAACAACAAGGTAATAACGATTGTTGCCGGCGGCTGCCGCTGGCAATGCACTGCCAACAGTCAAACCAATAGCTGTGCCTTCATCGGTAACTGATGCAACCAATCCAGTGCCACCACCAGTTGAAGCATCAAATGTTCCAGCGAAAACAATTTCACCAATACTGATACCAATTGGTTGGTAAACGTTGCCATCCCATAGGTAAAGATCGCGTGTTAGTGGATTGAAGAAAAATTGCCCAATGTGTTCTGCTGTTGGCTCGGTATTACCAAACAATGAAACAGAGTAGTTGGCTAGTTTTGCGCCAGTAATTGCGTCGTTAACAAGGCGTTCAGTGGGCAGCTCACCACTGGTGATTTTGGCAGCATCAAGACTTGGGATGTCAGCTGCTGCAAGGGTGCTTCCATTACTCACGTGACCTTGGCTATCTACCGTTACCTTGGTATAAGTGCCCGGTGTTGCGCTGTTGGTGTGATTTAACTGGCCCCCACCACCAACCGCCAAACCACTACCTGGGTAGACACCACCAATAGCGCCAGAAGTGGCAGCGGGAAGATCTGCTGCCGTAATTGCACGACCCGCAGTCACAAGACCGTTGGCCTCATACTGGGTTAAAAAGTATGCACTGGTATTAGGTGTAACTGTATTGTTAATTTGAATTTCAGTGCCAGACAATATAAGACCATTGCCATCAACTGAAACAGCACCTTTTGCTACAGTCGTTGCAGTAGGAAGATCAGCAGCCGCAATTGTTCGATAACTAACCGCACCAGCACTGCCACTTGGACCAGCAAGAAACTGAGCACTAGCTGACGTGTTGTCCAGTGACGTTGTAATTGTAACCGTATCGCCAGAGGTGCTGATGCTGATATTGACAAGACCAGCAGAGCTGCCGATAACACTGTTAACAGAACCAGCTGCTTTGATGCTTTGCCAAGCACTGCCATCCCAGCAATAGACCTTTAGATCATCGGTGTCTAGTGCCAGCTGACCGGTAAAAGCGCCACTAGCTGGAAGCGCGGTGATCAGATCAACTGTTGACTCATTAGCAAGTTTTGCTGCCGTTACTGAACCAGCGCCCAACTGGGTAGCGGTAACACTTGCATTTTGAAGTACCGAGCCAGCAATGGTGTTGCTGCTGAAAAGAATCTTGGCGCCTGGGATGGTGGCGTCTGCGATCAATGTGGTGGCCTTGCCAACCAGATCTGTAACAGTGATTTTCTTGGTTTCACTGGCGCTGATGTCTGCGATAGGCAGCAGGTCACCAGCGGCTAGGTTTGCGGCAGCTAGTGCCGCAAGTTCAGTAATCCTGAGGTCGGCCATGCCTATCGTGCCTACTTGGTGCTTCGGATGTGCCTAGTTTAGAGCCTAGTCGGGTTCTTCTAGCAGTATGTAGGAGCTGGTATCTTGTTCCAGTTCAATTTTGTCTCCAGATTGTTGCAGTAGGTAGCGGGTGGCTTGTGTTTGTGCTCTCAGCCGAATCGGCCCCGTGGCCACAAAATCAATCACGCCTGCCACCAGTGTTCCAGGTGCAAAGCTGACAGAACTGTTGGTGACAAGGGCGTCAAACTCCCACCACAGTGCATCATCATATTGCGTGTTGGTATCAAATGGTCTGCCAGTGGCAGAAGTGTCAGGGCTTTTGGCGTAAACCTTGGCACTGAACGAAGAACCAACCTCAGTGCGCAGAACCAATTGCATCAGGTAATGGATTGGTTCCTTGCCTGCATTGTTGACGTAATCCCACAAGGCCGTGATGCTACCGCTGCCACTAATCAGGGAGCTGTACTGCTGCCTGTACTGGTCGCTCAATGCGGTGATGTCTACAGTTTCACGGTTTGTGTTGAGTACATAATCAGTAATTGATGCAATAAGCCGTGAGCCTCGGTTGCGAATAGTTACTAAAATTGGAATATTCCGAGCAATTGCCACCAATGGGATTCGACCTGTTGCTCCACCATTAAGGCTGTTAGCAAATGTGTTATACAGCTTGACGCCACCCACTTCGTCAATGAAGACATACCAGTTACCGCTAGTTTGAACGGCGCCGATGTCCCATCCACTCGCATTGACAAAATCTAGAGTGGTGCCATCAGTTGTAGAAATTTCAACAAAATCTCCGTTGATTAAATAATTTTGATCGAAATCAAAACTAAACCGACTGCGGCTGGCATTTACGTCTGAAGGATTAACAACTGAAGCCATGCCCCCTTCCAGGGACTTGCGAGTCAGTTCAATACTGCCAACATCACCGATGTAAATGCCCATTAGATTCTCACTGTAGTGACGGGTCCAGTGCCCTGGAAGCTGATTTGGGCTGAGCAAACCTCCCCGACATTTGCGCCAATGCTTGCGCTTGTAATGTAAGCGTTCAGAGTAACATCACTATTTGTATTTCCATCCACCAATCTCAGAGTTAAACTTACAACATCAGCAGTTGTCACTCCCGTTGTGTTGATAATTTTGCGCAGCAATGTACTGGCATCGTTGCTGCCATCATCATCTGTGTAGTAAATAAGTGCGGCCGAACCGCTGAAGCCTTGAACACCGGGGGCATAGTTGCGTTGCGCATCCCCAAGAGTTGTGATTTCTAGTGTTTCCAGATCAGCTTGTAGGGTCCAGCTCGTGACCTTCACAAGGGTATCGCTGCCCAAAAGCAAGCGTCCATCTCGTCCCGTGTAAACCTTAGCCATTAGAGAGCACCCACCAGCTTTACTGTAACGCTACTTATGCCGGGTCGAACAGAGCGAATTTCTGGTGGTGAAGCATAGCGCCATTGATTACCCGTGGCTGCGTCGATAGCCGCTGCATCTCCAGTCCACCCAGTTCGGAAGGCAGACGGCAGGACAAAACTGTTGAATCCGCCTTTCACCTCGTCGTAATGGGTGATGAAATCATCCGCTTGGGTGTCTGGGATGTTTTCGTATCCCAAGTCCAGCTCCATGCCAGTGCGTTTATCGCCGTAAAGGATCCGAACTTCCTTGCCCGACTGAGACGTAAACTTTTTGTACACGTAGTCGCCAGCGTTAAAGGTGCGGCTAGTTGGGTTGTACGAAGGGAAAGCCATTAGCCCACATAACCCCCAACCACCTCAAACGCTGCGTCGGCATCCACAACGTCGCGGGCAATTAAGCTTCTACCGCTTGAGTCTACCGGGTAGTTGCTGGCCTTGATTGTGACAATGCCATCAGTGTCAACCTCCAGTGCTTCGATCTGGTAAATCTGGCTGGTGGCATTTGCATTGATTACCGAGAACACGGTGTTACGCAGGTTTTGGGCCACGCCATTAGCAATAAGAAGCACTCCAGACTGTACGTTGGTCTGGTTACGATCCCAGTAATATACGGTCCAACTGCCATCAGCCAAAGCAAGTGCTGAAACTACGGTGCCGTCTGGTTTGACAATTCCATTATTGGTGGGACTGTACGGACTCATTTGGGTTGTGACGCGAATAAAGTTGCCAGGTGCCAGGCTTAACCCCCATGGCAAGGTCTTGAACGTGACCGAATGGCTGACATGCTTGCGTAATGCAAGGAAGTATCTGGCTGTCTTGATCGCGTGTTGGCTGCCTGTGATGTGATTCAACGTGAACTCTTCTAGTGGGAGTTCTGCCCTATCGGCTGTGTTGTACCGAACGATGGTGGTACGTTGCTCTGGCACCTTGTTTGCCTCTGTTCTCCGATACCGAATGGCAGCCTGGAATAGTTTGCGGTCTTCTAGGTCCAGCCACTCAAGACTGAACGAACCGTCGATGATATTCCCGTCTGTAAACATGGCGGAGATATGTACGGTGGTATTTCCATCAATCATGTAATTGCTGTCATAAGGCACGGCTGGCTCAATGGAGAGCTTGCCATTTTTTAGAGTCGTGTAGCACAAGACGCTTGGAGCAATTTCAGCCAGCCAGCTGCGGAGGTTGATGGGATCGGCAATTGCATCGTCAAAGAATAGGCGGTTTGCCATCAAGAAACGGCCTGTACGTTCCAAAGCATCACGATCTACCAAGCTGGAATCAATGATTTTTCCGGCGCCCGTGTCGGTATTGGTGACGAGATACCACAGCAGATCAGACAGCAAATTGCTTGGTCCTGTATCACCTTCTGACAGTCTCTCTACTTCAATGCCGTCTTTCATGAAGCAACGCAGCTGATCTAACTGCGTAAAGTTTTCGCTTGACCGCAACTTAAGGCCAACCATTGCGCAGTTTTCGTATTGAGGCGTAATGTCTTCTGTAAGGGATTCGTTAACGTACATGATTTCGTGTTCTGCATTTCTATCGCAACTGCGTGAAATTAAATCTCCGTAATGAGAGACTTCTGCAATTCCGCTGTACTTTTGGAATTGACGGCTTGTCTGACCAGTAACTGGCGATGCAATTGTTGGGAATGTTACAAGATATTTAAAGCCAAATTGAACGCCACTGACGTTTGATGCTTTTATCACAACTTCTTCGCCACTTGTCCAGTTGCCGCCAAATACAGGCAACCCGTTGACCAAGGTCATACCAGAGGCCACAATGCGCCACCAACGGTTTCTAGGTGTACCAACAACTGCTTGCTCGAACGATTCAACAGTAATCGTAAGATTTAGGAAACGATTTTGCTCCGCATAAATCCAACCTGATTTAACTCGAACCGAACCGTTGGGCAAGTTATCAAAGTACGGATCTTCGCCAAAAAAGATGGCCATGATATTGCTTAAAGTATTAAACAAAATTGGATCGCCGACGTTGTAGCCTGTCCCGGCTGTCAGGCATATGACGCTTTGAAGGTTGACCCCCAGCTGAGTATAGTCTGGTCCGAATCCGGTACTGCTGCTTACTGTTGTTGAATTTTTTGGAATTACTGTCATTTGATCGTGGTCGAAGTAGTCTTCAAGCCGAACAAACTTGCCGCGACCGCCAACCCTAAACGTTCCCATATAGCTGTCTGCTGACCACTCCTTGTATGGTGTTACTCCGCCATCAAGTGCAAAGACGTCATAATCGCCAAGGCCAACTGCTGCGCTATTGAACGGGCGCAACCGATATTCAAACTGGGAGCGCACTGGATGCGTTACCCGTATAAAAGAATAAATATCAGTAGGAGAGTCGCCGATTACTGCAAAGAGATAAGGTCCAAGGTTGACCCAGCCTTCGTTTGCGTTGAATGTGCGCACTGTTTCAGTATCGCTTGGCCGCGCATCTAAGGCAAACACCGAAATACGTCGGGCATACTGGGTTAACTTACCTTCGGTTAACTGTATGTTTTTCTGATTATATTGAGCCATAATGCCAGGAGCCTTCAACGTATTGAAGTTTGTGATGCCATTAAATTTGCACCACACCTGGGATTTAATGCCAATTTCAGTTACGTCACAGCGACGGTTGTTCTGGAAAGAACCTATTTGGTACTTCAACAAAGGATAAAAATTCTCGTCAATATCTGAACAAGGAAGCGATGCTGCTTCATTGATTGCAGCCCTAGAAACGATGCCAACTTTTCTGAAATTATTGCTCCAGGCTTCGATGCACTTCAATGTAATGCGGAAACCAGCGCCGCTGTTAGTGGTTGGATCGTAGGTATTTTCTGGGCGATCTACGACTTGCCAAACTGACCTACCGATCATGTATGTTGCGCCCCTGCGCATTTCCTGGTCAACCCGTTTTACATCTGCTTCAACTGATGATTGAATATCTTGGAGATTTAAGGGGTCAATATTTCCCCATAGTGGCGGATACGGATTCACAAGTTGCCTGCCTTCACCAAGCATAACAACAATGTAATCACCATATTCCACCAAAACTTCTCTTGTCAAATTTGTCCACTTTTCTCCGTACGCATTTTTAGTCCGAGTTTCCGTTTGAGTCGTAACAGTTCCAGTGCTGCCACTTGTATGCTGGATCACTCCGATACGCCGTGCGTAATTTCTGCCTGTTCCTGGCATTCCGCCAGTAATCATCTTGGCTCTTCCTGCATCTGTTTGAGCCTCTAATCCACCACCGTATGGGTGCTCGCGCATTAAGTAGTCATCAACATATTTTCTTTGGTTGTTGTTTGCGGAAACAATTTGATCGGCACTTCCACCTTGAAGAACTGAAACAACTTGCCAATCGGGGCGCACTGGTGTGCCATTTGCAATGCCAGAATAAACACCAAATTTAGTTTGTGAACTTGGAGTGAAGGTGCCACAGAAAGCTGGTTGACTTGCGCCAGCTAATGTTGGCGAATAAAAGGCCTCTTCAACGCTTCCTAGGCCATCATCAATTGAAAGCTCGCCATAGCGAAGATTTTGGATGCGTAGGCGACTGCCGGGTAGCGCAGTTTCGTATCCACCATTCCAGTAAAAATCAAAGAAATCTTTGTAAATTGAATCCAGTGCATTGTTGCCTAGGTAAATTCCAGCAAGATCTGGCTTGGCCATGTCACCTTGACCAGCAACTCCAACAATTTCAACAATCTGGTAGTTGCCCCAGCTTTTCACTCGTGACCACACCAGTGATGGCGAAATCAGAAGGCCGCCGCTTGTGTACTGTGTGCCAACTTCATCTACATTTGTTTGCTGGCGCGTAAATACGATGGGCACAATATCGCCATACGCCGCAAGATCCTGAAGGCTGTCAAACCCAAAGTTTGGGTTGTAGATTTCCTTGCCGGTTGTGCTTCCAAGATTTACGGCACCAAAAGATGTCCGGCTAAGTTGTTTGGGTTTTGGTGTTAGTAAAAATGATGCCGCTGAGCTAATAATTCCTACGGCAAGACTAACAAGTAGTGGGGTCAGTACAGCCGCTGGTATGTTTTGGATGTCAGGAATATTTGCATATTCTTCTGGCCGCTCATAAACTCTATTTGCTACTTCCTGAGAAAACTGCCTGTATTCTGCCTCGCTGCAACCAAGTTCCTGGATCAGCCGTTTCTCGAACGGAAGCAGTGGTTGGTTGGCAGACTGCCGATAGGGCACCATGCCACTACCTTTGAATGCTGGTTGATGTAAAGGCATCCCCGATTCCATGTAACCGCAAAAGTGGCCTGGGCCTGCGGTAGTAATAGCACGTCCCCATCGTACTCAACTTCGTCGATGCGGCGACCCCAGTGCAACAGATCACGAATGATGCGTACTCTTGACGCGGTGTACCAGGATTTTTGAAACGCTGGCGCCTCAATGCCAAGTTCAGCCAGTGTCATGTACACAAGGTTGATGCAGTCCACTGCACCATCAGGATCGGTGCCGTCTGCTCCAAGCCGGTATGGCTTGCCCAGCATGTGCAGCACTAGCCGATCCTTACGCTGCTGGTCAGTGGCAGATTGCCTACTAGTTGCTGCGTAAGTCGCTTGCGTGGTACGTCAATTCCAACGGCATCCAAGACTGATGCCATTTGCAGTTGCAGCATGGTTTCATCCCAGCTAGCTGAGATAATTTGGCCGTTGTACTGGCTCAGTATTGTTGTATCCGACTTGTTATCGGAGTTGACCAGTACGGTGCTAACGGTTGCAATCCAGTAGTTCGTCACAGCGGTTTCAGCCCAGCCGCGACTTAGTTCGTTGTTGGGAAACCCAATGGTTGCAGGTAGGTTGTCGCCGCTTTTGGTGACCGTGGTGCCACTGAATGCAAACGGCATGAACCCAAAAATGGATCCGCTCAATGGGGCGTCTTCATTGACCCAGTAGTTTTGGAACAGATACCGAAAACCTTCCGAGGTGCTGCGCAGGATCATGTACTGCGCAAATGCAAGTGTGTCTGACATCAGATCCCGACCCTACGGCGTGTGGCGGTATTCTGCCGCAGGTTGTTCAAGGCCAAGCGCTCACCTTGCTTGGCGCCTTGTGAAGCAGCTTGGCGCATACCAGCCTGGAACTGGTCAGCGGTGACGTAATCCACGCTGTTGATGCGCTCAACGGTGTAGCGAACATCAATTGCCGATGGAGCCATTGTGGCAGTGCCACCGGCTGCGTCTGAACCCATGTCACCGCCAGCCAGAACTGCGGATCCTCGGGCGCCACTTCCGTATTTTTTCATCGCTGCTGTCATTTTGCTGGCTGGGATGACGTACTCAGGCTGGCCACCTTCGCCAACAATTGCAGGTGTTGGCCCATTGACAAAGCCGCCATCAGCAAAAAACTTCATTCCACCTGTAAAGGCAGATGGATTAAATGCAGTGCTACTGCCAGCGCCAAATGCACCGCTGTAATTGTTGGCGCCAACTTTTCCACCAACAGCACCGCCCAGGATGCCAAGCACTTGCAAGATCAATGCCTTGGCGATCATCTGAGTTGCCATCTGGATAAACGCTTCACCAATTGACTTAAACATTGATGCGAAGGCATCCTTGACGGTTGCAGTGCCTGTAATTATTCCGCTTACGGCATTGCTCATTGCAGTACCAATGGATCCTTCCACTGTGGTTGCAAGACTGACAATCATTCCTTGAGTGTCGGCCAAATCTGTTTTCATTTTGTCCATGTGTTCTCTTAATTTGCCTGCTTTTTTAGGATCAAGATCAATGTCAGTGCGGAATCCAGTGGTTGCAGCTCTACCAGTAAACGCACCGCTAAGACGGTTTTGTAGTGTTTTATCCAATACGCCAGAAACTTCTAACTGGCTGTAAAGCTCTGTGGTCTGCTGCTCAAGAATATCTTTTTTGTCCTTGGCATATTTGTTATTAGCAATTAAGATTTCGCTTAACTGAGCACTAGCAAGCGATTGCCGTTCCGATTCTGATTTAGCACTTTTTTGTAGATTAAGAAACTTGATGCGACGTTCAAGTGCAGCTTTATCAAATTGACCTTGAAGGGTTTCCTCTTTCGTCATTGACATTTGAATGTCAAGATCAGCTGCTGCAAGCGCATTTAATTTGTAAGCAGCATCAAGCTGTTGCTTGGTTTGCTCAGCAAGACGTGCTGCTTCACTGGCTGCTTTTTCAGCGGCTCTTTCTTCAGCGCTTTTTCCCTTTTTTTTCCCTTTTTTGCCTGCGGCACCACCAAGATCTAAACCAGATAAATCTAAAGTGGTAGGGACTTTAGGCGGAGTCGTTTTTTTCCCGGCAAGGCTTTTTTGACCAGCACCGGCCAAAGATGCTAATGCTCCAGCACCGCCAAGTGTAAACATATTTAACAGCATCATCAATCCCTTGCTTTGTCCCAAGCTTGCAAATTTTCCTATTGTTTGGTCAAGTGCAGAGTTAATGCTTCCTATACCTGCGCCAACGCCACTAAAAGCGCCAGCAAGTAGACGAAAACCTTCGCGTAAATTAACAACAAATTCTGTTGCTTTTTTGATTGATTCCGTAATTTGCTCAATGCCTCCTATGACAGCAGGCGCAATATCACTTGCAACTACAGTCTTAAAAGTTTCCGCCGCATTTTGCAAATCTATAATTTTTTGTTGTGGAGTCTCCAACGCTTCTGCAAGTTTTCCAGCGCCTTCAGTTCTAATGCGATCAAGTGCGCGGACAATGATGTCAGATGTGATTTTTCCTTCTGAACCAAATTTTTTAATACTACCAACATCAATGTCCATCTCCTTGGCAATTGCCTGAGCAATGCTTGGCATTTGCTCAAGAACTGATCTCAATTCGTCGCCTTGAAGTGTTCCAGATCCAAGGCCTTGGGATAGCTGCAAGAATGCCGCAGATGCAGCACCAGCCTCAACACCACTTAATTTGACGGCAGTATTAAATCCTTCGTAAATTGCGTTAATGGCGCTAAGATTAAAACCAACAGGCCGCAAGCGCGTATAAATATCTGCTATAGCTTGTGATGCTTGTGTTTGGGATAAGCCAAATTTGGCAGAAGCATTTTGCGCAACTTGCAAAACAACTCGATAATCATCCAACCCTTGGCTTACTAATTTGATACGACGTTGTGCTGCGTCAGCTGCATTTGCCGTAGCAAAAAAATCCTTGGCAATGTTTAAGGCATTCATGCCTGCTACTGCCACACCAAGACCAGCAAAAGCAGTTTCAAGCTGCTTGATTGATCTATTTGTATTATTGATTTGTCTTTCTAGTTGTGATGCAGCTGCGTTTACATTGCGTATTGAGCTGACAGCTCCTTGACTATTGACCTGAATGTCAACTGTTGCTACTGCCACGGTTCGACCACTTTTCTTGTGTCAGTCTACCTGTTGCGCCGCTTGGCTTTGTCCATTTCCTCGCGTTCGCGTTTTCCCTTCACCTCGTAGTACGCGGCAAAGTGGACGAACTCGTCATCGGTAAGCTCCTGCCGCAACTGGCTGACTGTCTTGCCTAGCTCGGTGGCTAGGAAGAATTCAAAGAACAGCCAGTTATCGGCCTCTAGTCGTTTTTTACTTCTTCCAGCGGCTCAGCAGCGCCAAGGCCAAACAGGAAGAGTTCCAGTTCGTTCAGCACCGACTCGGGCAGTTCACGTTGCAGCTTGGCTGCATCGGCTGGAGCAAAAGCTTTCTTGCCATCCTCCAGTTCAGCAATTTGGCACAGCATCTGGGTGCTGACTTCCAAAGCCTCTTCGGAACCAGAAAGCGCAGTGGCACGCTTACGGTCAGCACGGGTAATCGGCTTGAAGTACAAAGACAGCACCACTGTGCCGTCTTCCTTTTTAATGTCGAATTTACGCCGTTGGTTTAGGTCAAAAGCCCCGGTGAGAAGATCAACGGGGCGTGGTGTGACAGGCATTAGATGGAGGTAGTAATGGCACCGTTCATGGTGAAGTTGATCGTCACCACTTCCAGTTCACCAACCGTAGCACCGTAATCGGTGGATGTAATCACGATGCTACCCGTGATTTTCTTGCTGCCGGTTTCGTCAAGGTACAACTCAACGGAGGCGTTGCCTTCATCGGTAACTGTGTTGACATCCCTGATCAGATCAAGCTTGTCGCCCGATCCAGGTGCGTCATACATGACCTCCATGCTGCCAGAACCAGAAACCAATCCGCCAATGTTGGCTTTGTAGGTTGCGCCTTGAGTGGTGGTCTCAAGCACATCCTTTTCCACGGTCATGGACCAAGACCGCACAGCAGCAATCTCAGAGATACCGCCGCTGCTGTCCTTGTCAAAGAAAACCGTGCCCTGTTCGCCGCGATAGAAAGCCATGATCAGATTGTCGAGGTGGTGATGGTGCCGCTGGTTACGAAGTTACAGGTGATGACCTCTAACTCACCAACGGTGGCGCCGTAATCAGCAGAAGTGATCAACCCAACAAAGCTGATCCGCTTGGTGCCGGTGGTGTCAAGGAATAGCTCGAAGGTGGCCACACCTTGATCAGTCGCGGTGTTTGCCGCCGTGATGAAAGCTTTGGTTTCATCTGCACTGCTGGCTGTATACATCAGCTCAACACTGCCAGAACCAGAAACCAAACCACCGATGTTTGCCTTGTAGGTGGCACCCAAAACGGTGGTTTCCAAAACATCCTTTTCGATGGTCATAGACCACGACCGAGTAGATGCAATGGCAGAGTTGGCAGAGCCAGCATCGTCAAATTTGACGGAACCTTGTTCGCCGCGATAAAAGGCCATGATTAGAGATCCTCGAAGGTTTCAAAGGTCATTCTGACCTGTGTTTGGAAGTACCCTTCGGGAGACGGCGTGGCCACCACCTCTGGGCCAGTTGGGGGATCAAAGCGAACCCCGGATACGACAATTCTA